CACATAAATTCATTTGGATCTAAGTCATGTTTATAAAAGTTATATTCAAAATTCTCTAAATCAGAGTTAGAGGTATGTCCAAATAAATGAGATCTTTCATATAAAAAATTAATTTCTAAACAATCAACTAAATCTTTATCTAACCAGTTATCTATTATTTCTGTCATTGCTTTATTTTTAAGTTTATATATATAATCTGTAAAAAAACAAGAAAGTTATGATAATAAATAAAGATATATATTTTATACATATACCAAGTACAGGTGGTAGATTTTTAAGAGAAACTTTTAAAATAAACAACCATAATGTACAAAATACTAATTTTAATTTTTTATATAGAGGAAAGGAAGCACCTCATTTAACCTATCCAGAATATCATCAATATTTAAATTATTTACCCCTAAAAAAATTTTGTATTACAAGAGATCCTTATGATAGATTTTTATCAATGATAAAATCTACATGGGTTTTTAATGAACAAAAAATAGAACAAATGTTTCAAAATCAAAGTTATTTTAATGAAACATTAAATAATTTTTGTTTAAATGATCAAAGTAATTTTTTTGTTCCACAAATTAATTTTATAGACTATGACACAAAGATATGGAAATTTGAAAATGGTTTTAATATAGATTTTACTAAATGGATAAAAGAAAATTTTAACTTAGAATTAAATATCTTAGCGAAAAAAACAAATTACATAAATCCAAATTTAAATGAATTATACTTAAATAATAAACAAATTAATTACGTAAAAAATTTTTATTACAAAGACTATAAACTATTAGATTATTAATCAATGAAAGTATTAGGAGTTAATTTTTCACATAATTGTTCTTTTGCATACATGGAAGATGGTGTTTTAAAAGAATATTATGAAGAGGATAGATTTAATAAAATTAAAAATTTTAGACCTCCAGATTCTTTTTATACTATTAATTACCAATATTTAATTTTAAAAAAATTTAAACACATAGTTTTTGATGCTGTGGTTTTTTCTTCTCCAGGAATACAAACTATTCATTATGAAAAACTTATGATAGACAATATTTTAAAACAAATTACCTGTAACAATGTAAAATTATATAACAATCAACATCATGTTCATCACGCATTATCAGGTTTTTATTTTAGTAATTTTGAAAAAGCTATTGCAATTGTTTGTGATGGATCAGGAGAAAAATTAAACGATAAATATCTAAATCTTTTTAGAGCTATAGAATCAATTTATGAATTAAATAAAAAAAAAGTAAAATGTCATTTTCAATGTTTTAGCAATTGGGCAACTGATTATTTTAAATTAAATGAAAAAATTTTAAAAAAAGAAAATATAAAAAAAGATGGTGTTGATATTATTTTAACCAATGGTTTGATAGGAGGTCAAAAATATGCAATTTATAGAAACAAAGCGGGTTTTAGATCTCATCAAGAAGGTCAGTTAATGGGTATAGCTGCCTATAGAAATAAAAACACTAACTTAGATAAAGAAGTATTAGATATAGCGTACAAAGCACAAGAAGAGACTTTGGAAGATAGAATAAAACAAATTGAAAAAGCTATGACATATAGTGATTGCAAAAATATAATTTTATCTGGAGGGTATCATTTAAACTGTGCGAATAATTTTAAACTTGTAAAACGTTTTCCAGAATTAAATTTTTTTGTGGACCCAATACCTTATGATGGAGGAACAGCAGTAGGAGCTGCGTATCAATATGCAAATTTTGAAAACTAAAGAAGAAGCCGTAGAAAAATTATTAGAACAAGAGCTAGTTGCTATATTTCAAGGTCATTCCGAATGGGGTGCAAGAGCGCTTGGCAATCGTTCTATGTTATTTGATCCAAGAAATAAAAATGCAAAAGAAATAGTGAATAAACAAAAAGGGAGACAATGGTGGAGGCCGACTGCAGCTACTATACTATATGAACATAGACATGACTATTTAGATATGCACACACTTGATGAATCACCTTATATGACGTTTGCAATAGATGCCAAACAAAAAGCAATTGACGAGGTTCCTGCATGTGTTCATGCTGATAACACTTGTAGATTTCAAACTTTAAAAAGGGAACAAAACCCAAATTACTATGATTTAATAAAATTATTTTATGATAAAACTAACGTTCCCTTATTATTAAATACATCGTTTAATTTAAACGGATATCCTATTGTTGAAACGTATGCGGATGCAGTTATAACTTGCCAAGAATCAAAAATAAAATATTTATATACTCCAGAAAATGTTATTAAATAAAGATCAGATACAATCTATTAAAGAAAATAAAGTTACGTTTGTAAAAAATTTTGTAACTTTAAATAGACCCTATGATTTTAATTTAATAAGTAAATTAATAGAAGAAAATGATTTACAAAGCATGTCTAAGTCAAATTATAGTGGTTTAAAAAACGTGTTTCAAATACGTGGTGTGGTAAACCTATTAAAAGAATTTAATGTATTATTTGATTTTTTTAATAAAACTTTTAATTATAAATACGATCAAAGAAATAATGTTGATTTATTTTTAAGTTTAATATCTCAAGTAGGTGTACCTCATATTGATGAAGAAGATGTATTTATTATAGGTTTAAATGGTAACATGGTTTATAAAGTTTTTAATGATAAAATAGTTGATTATCATATATCAAAAGGAGATTTGATTTTTATTCCAAAAGGTGTTAAGCATAAAGTTATTGGATTAAGCTCAAGAATAAGTATGTCTGTAGGTTTTTTTAATGAAAGAAATTAAATGTTTTTAGAAATAAATAATTTTTTAGATAATAATTTTTGTAATGAAATAATTCAAAAATGCACTCCTTTTTTAAAAAAAGATGATGTTGATTCTGGTAATAGAGAGGGTAGCACTGTTAATATAACTAAAACTTCTGAATTAAAAAATATAGACAAGATTTTAAATAACAAATTTAAAGATATTACTTTAAAAAAATTAATACATACTTTTAATATTGACAATAAAACATCTTTAAAAGATTCTAATTTTGAGTTTCATAGATATAAAAAAGGAGATCAATTATATACTCATGGAGATGGTATTCACTTTCCAAGTGAAGAAATATTTAATCCTAGAATTTTATCATTGGTTGTAAACTTAACAGACAATGAAAACGCAGATTTAATTTTTCCAAGATATAACAAAAAAATTAAAGCAGAAAAAGGTAAACTAACTGTATTTTTACCAAATAGTTGTTATGAACATTATATGAACAATAATTCAAATAAAGATAGAGATGTGTTGGTGACTTGGTTGATAGATACTAGTATACATTGCACACAGGTTCAAAGATGAAAAGAAAAAATAAAATAGAAAATTTTATAGGAATATATGATGGGTACATTCCAAATACACAGTGTGATGATGCTGTAAAATTTTTTAAAAAACAAGATGAATTAAAAAAAACGTACGATAGAATTTTAATAGAAAATACTACAAAAGATAAAAAAAATGATAAAGCTATGGACATTCAATCGGTTGTAGAATGGCCTACTCGTTTTAAACCTTTGCTATTAAATTTAGATCAAGTTCTTTCCGATTATTCTAAAAAAACTTCAATAAAAGAGTTTTACGATGTACCAAGTTTTGATTACACATATATTAAAATTCAAAAAACAATACCAGGAGAAGGGTATCACGTTTGGCATTTAGAACATGGACGCTCGGTTGATTCTGCATTCAGAGCTTTAGTTTTTTCTATATATCTAAATGATGTAAAAGAAGGAGGAGAAACTGAATTCTTATACCAATCCATGAGAATTAAACCTAAAAAAGGAAGAGTAGTTATTTTTCCAGCCGGCTTTCCATATGTGCACAGAGGCAATCAACCTTTGAAAGGTGAAAAATATTTAATGACTTCATGGTTTCTATTACCGAAACAATAATGAATTTAAAAATAAAAGACCTTATATACAGAAAAGATAAAATCATGCCTAAAAAGGTATGTCAATATTTTATAGATTTGTTTGAAAATAATATTGAAAAAACAAGTGAAGAAGCTAGTAAAAAACTTATTGAAGGAGAACCTATTTCATACAGGTTAGATAATTTTAAATGTTTACACTTAAATAATTTAGCGGAAAAAGATACTGAAATGGAACAAGCAAAAAATCTAGCTTTTAAATACATTGAAATAATGATTTTAAATTATACACAATTTTTAAAAGTAAATATAAGTTCCGCAATAAACTCTGAATGTTTTACTACTACTT